AGATCTATAAAAAGCACAAGCAGCATGGAGTTTATGATGAATCAATCCATAATCAATAACTTGTGGATGATCCTCTACCCAATCATTAGAAATTAAACCTAATTTTCTTGCTAGTCCTTGATAAACAGCTTCACCAGTATATTCCAACTGAGAATTCATATCTTTCATTCTCTGTGTGTGAGCAAGCACCAAGTAATCTAATTTATCTGTATACTCTTTAACTTTAAGCAAAGAAAGTAAAGGTGCTCCATCATATTTTGCTCTGGTTAATCTTTCTTCTTCTAGATGAAATACAATTTCTCCATCCTTAAGTAAACATACACCAGCGTTATGTCCACGAGTAATTGCTGCTATCCAAGTCATGATTTAAAACCTTTTTTGTTGTTTGTTGAATTGTCACAACATACTGAAGATTGTTGTGTATTTACTACTGCTTGTCCTTCATATTTTTTAGGTTTGCCAAGTCTTTTTCTACAAGAAGTAATTACTTTTTTAATATCATTATCAATCATTTCCATACATTCGTCATTCATCATATCCTGATAGTCTTCTCCTGTCAACCTAATAGGAGAAAAAGTTCTTTTACTCTCGCCAATGTCAATAATATCAAAGTTAGGATCATCTGGGTAAGATATATTAATAGGATATGTAGATCCAATAACAGTAGTCACTGTAGTACCAACTGACTTAGCAATATGTTGACCAACACTATCACATCCTAAGAAATGATCTGCACATTCAATTAACCCTGCCCACACTCTAATATCTGCTTGTGGCCATGCAACAGCAATAGTATCTTTATTATGAGTAGGTTCAATAGGAAATTGAAACTCACTCATAATAATAACACCATAATCTTTTTTAAGATCATTAATAATACTTACAATATCTCTTTGATGAAAACTTCTTGAACTCTGATCAATAATATATTCACCTTGTACCATTGCTCCTCTACCAAATGGTTGAACAATAATAACTTTATCCTTACCACTCTTTGCTTTAACTTCTTCTATAGTATTAAGAGCATTTATTGCTTCAGTCTTAGATAATTTAATTTTTGGAACTGGAAGTTCTCTAGGTTCTTCCAATCCATTAATCTCCATGTCATATGCTTGAGCAATACTACACTTCTGATTATAATAATGCCACATCCTATATGGTTCAGGAGTAACACAGTCACGCATCTTAAGTTTGTCATTAAACAAACCTTTATGCCAATTATCATAAGCAAACTTATGTAAGACAGGATGTCCTCTAAAGAAATTCATCCCACCTTCAGCAACTATAACAAAGTCATCATGACTCTCTGCATATTTTTCAAGTGCAGGGATGGAAGCAATTACTCTACCTGCTCCACCATTAATAAAAAATGCTTTGGATCTCATACTATTTACAACGATAGTCTATATAGTCATGGTTTTATGGTGTAATTATACACCATTTTGTACCATTATTCAACCCTACATGAATAGGATCTGATTCATACGATTATACCCTTGAGTATACTGACCCTCCACATACCAAGATTGTGAATGGAATACATCTGTTTCATACATAACACATCTATTATACTTCATTTCAATATCAGATTCAACTTTAAAATTTTTCTTTGCCCACACTTGAAGTTCATTAAGAGGTAAATCTAAAGGTATATGTGGTATATCAATACTACAAAAACCTTCATAAGAATAGAAACTAGTACCACCTTGACATTCCTCTGGAGTATTTAAATATATCACACATGCATGTGTGTTTGGACATTGTGGGGAATAATCTTGATGAGGAATACAATCATGTAACGCTAACTGTGGTCCATCAGTAACATTACACATAAATTGTTGTTCATCCCAATTTAAATTCCAATAATATGAATGTACATTATTCCTAGATTTCCAAAGATGTTTTTGATCTCTCCAGTGAGCAAACTGAGGTTCTAATTTCCTACGAACCCTTGGATCCTGTTCCCACACCCTTGCACCAGGAAACTTAGCAACTAAATTAGGATCAGTATTTAATGGTGAATCTATACAATATTGACGAACCTCATCAGGATTTTTATAAAAATCATCTATAATTAATATATTTCTATCTTCAACACCAATACCAGACACTAAAGTGATATCAAATTCTTTATTAAGTTCAAACATTTTTATAAAATCCTGTAGGTCAAAAAAAATTCGGGATTTTTTTTCCCGAATTTTTGTAACTAAAAGTCGAATTTGCCTGAGAGTCTATGGATTAAGCAATCCTCCATCGTCATAGAGTACAGATCTATCACCAACAATTACACCATCTTGATTAATTACACCAGATGGTGTTTTATCACTTGCTGCTTCGTCTTTATGTCTAGCTACTTCATCAGGATCGAATGGCCATACAATCAAATGAGTTGCAGTACCAACACCTGCCCAAGCAGCAGGAAGATCTCTTAACTTCTGCCTGTAATCTATCCAAGGTTGTACTACTGCAGTTGGCATATCAGATGTCTGAACTCTACTATCACTACCAGTTAACAATTCATTTCTTTTTTGTCTAACAATATCCCAACCATAATAAGTAGTACCACCTGTAGGATCATATGCAAACACTGGATCAGACCACTTATTATTTGCTTGATCCCAATGGAAATCTGCTCTCTGAAAAACTTCTCCAAAATGATGTGGGTCAGGAATAGTTGGATTAGGATCTGCAGAAGGTCCACATACAACTTCTATACGCTCTGGTTTCTGATACTTACATCCCCACCATGCTAATGCATGTAAAGGATACTTGTCTACCTCTAATGCTACTGTAGTAATACCAGGAGCAACAGGTCTCTCTCCTCTAGGACTATTGGGATCATATATGTCATAAAGTTCTTTTTCTTTATCATTAGGTGCAATACGCCACTCAGTTATGAGTACATCTGGACCTTCATAGGTAGCTATCCCTACATTAGTAGAGTCTTGGTTATCTTTATTCCATTCCGAAGGAACTGGAAATACAACTGTCTTAGTAATGTTTGCCATTGTTTGTAAAAGTTCCTCTTGTATTTATTGCCAGTAGCTTATAACTACTAGACCAGCAGCACCAAATCCACCCCAACAGCAACTTCCTTCAGTAAATGGTGAGAATCCACCACCTCCTGGGAACATTGCATGTCCTTTACAACATCCATGAGTCTGTCCTCCAGAACAATTATCCATTCCTATAAAACCTCCTGCGTGCCAAGGACCAGAACTCACTGATACTCCATAATGGTCAGTCATACAATACTGAGTATTATGTCTTGAACCTGAGATTCCAGGAATTCCAAAGTCTTCACCATAATATTTTGAACATTGTGATATACATTCTTGACACTGCCTAGGAATTGTACATGAATAACAACCACCTGAACACTGATGCCATCCCCATGATCCACCTTCCACACAGAAGTTACTTAATCCAGTCCCTTGAACATAACTAACACACCCTCGGAATCCACAGCAGTTAAACCCACCGTTGAATCCACAACAAGAGCACCTATTAGTACCACCAGCACATACAGTATATTCTGTAGTACCAGCAGTGAAACAGTTTTTATAAGAATGAAGTGTTTTAACTGCATAAGCAGAAGAACCTCCAACAGGACCGTTACCGCAACAAGTACCAGGAGATCCAGAACCTCCACCACCAGTAAGTTCAAACCTAACGGTAGTTGTTAAAGCAGGGACTGTCCAAGCACAACAACAACCACCATTGTTATTTGTCCACATGTCACAACAATTTGTAATATAGACTTGATGAGCAACACCAGTGGATACACCCGTCACCTGTCCTGGACCAACACTATTATTTAAAATAGCTTCGGTTCCATTTATCTTTTTATATGATTGATAATTAGCCATTGCTTTAGCAGTTCCGTATTAGTATTTAGCAAAGAGTATAACAAAAAGGGAGTGACAGTCACTCCCTGAGTAAAATTAGATGGTAATGATTCTCCATCCTTGCGTGCCATCATAGAACACAAGTTCAAATGCAGCACCTTCAGCTGCAACAGTCATATCAGCAGCGTCACCCATGATTGGGTTACCATTTCTATCGATTGTTAAATTGTTAGTGTCAAATGTCTTGTTAGCATCAAAGATTCTAACGCTATCACCCTTAACAGGAGATGCAGGTAGAGTAACAGT